CCCAATGGTAATTTAGATATTATGTCTTGGACATTTAACGGAAATGTTGGGATAGGAACTGAAACCCCTGAAGCATTACTCCACTTAAGCCAAGCATCAACCGGAGGAAATGGAGCATTTATTTTTATAGATAACCCTGCATCCTCAACACTCGGTAATACAGCAGGTATTAGATTTGCTACCAATTCTGGTGCTAGTTTTAGTGGATACGGTTCTTCTATTGAAGCTGTTAATACAAATGCTAATGATGGTGCTGAAGCATTAACATTTGGTACTTGGAATGGGATTAGTAGAGGTGAACGCATGCGCATCACTTCAGCAGGTAGAGTAGGTATAGGTATTACTGACCCTCAAAGCAATCTAGAAGTTAGAGCTAATGATAGTACAGCATATGATGCTACCTCAGATAATGGTCAAGATTCAAATGGTAGTACTATAACTGTAAGAAATGGTAATACAACTACTGAAAGCTTTGCTCAAATAGATATGCAAGTTAGTGGTGATGAAGGTAGAGCAGTAGGTAGAATAGTAACTATTAGAAAGGGGAGTGCTACAAGTTATATGGCTTTTGTAACTGAAAATGCTAATACAAAAGCTGAAAAAATGCGCATCACTTCGGGGGGTCAAGTATTAGTAGGTAAAACAAGTATTTCCTCAAGATTATCAGGTCCTACTGTTGAAGCAGCCGGAACATTTTATTCAGGTGGTAGTCAAGCAGGTTATTTTTTTGAAGATAGAACTAATTCTACTTATTGGTATGGATGGTATTCTACGGCAAATACTAATGTATTTTTCTATAATGGAAATGCGGGTGCAAATATTGCATCAATTAACCCATCAACCGGAGCCTATACTGCTCTTTCAGATGCAAACAAAAAGAAAGATTTTGAAGATTCAACAATAGGTCTTAATGCAATTTTAAGCTTAAAACCTACTTTATACCGAATGAATTCAGATGAATCCGAAGGTAATAAAGAACTTGGATTTATCGCTCAAGAAGTTAAAGAATTTATACCACAGGCATACGTTGAAAGTGGTGAAGATGGAGAAAAATTTATAGGATTAAATTATAACGCCATTGTGGCAGCACTAGTAAAATCAGTACAAGAACTCAAATCCGAAAACGACACTCTCAAATCCATCCTCCAACGCAACAACATATCATAACCCCATATTTATAACCATACAAGTTCAAAATTATTTGGAAACCCAAACTATATTTCATATATTAACTAACAAAATCAAATTATAAACCGTTTATGCAAAACACAACGTTACAACTAGGACAAATTTTACAATTAGAGACCGAAGTAAATGGAGTAGTAAACACTCAAACCGGAGAAACTATTTCCAAAGGTCTACTTAAAGAAGTACTTAAATTTAAAACCAAATACTGGCTAATGCAATTGTCCGATGATTTGGTAGAAGAAAAAAAGAAAATCGAAGCCGTTCGAGACCAACTGGTTAAAGAATTAGGTGAAGAAGATGAAACTGGATCTATTTCCCTTCCCGTGTTTATCAATGAAGTACAGGATGAAGATGGTAAACTAGTTTCTAGAGAAGTTAATCCAAAATTCCTCGACTTTCAAGAAAAATTCAACGAACTATTAGCTGAAACTAAAGAACTTTCCCATGGTAAATTTTTGCTAGAGGATTTCGAACTTGTAGAATCTGCTGAAGTATATCCTGTATTTTTCAAGCTAATTTCTGCTGAATAACATGGAAAAAATTCAATTAGCTCCCGAGGAGCTATCTAGGTTGCAAGATTTAAACAATAAAGTAGCAGATATTGTAGCATCTCTAGGTCAAATAGAAATACAAACATCTCTTCTGCAAGAAAACAAAAAATCTCTATTGGCTAGTTTTTCTCAAATCCAACAGGATCAAGATCAACTAGCCCAAGAGCTTACCCAAAAATATGGGGATGGTACAATAGACATGACTTCCGGAGAATTCACTAAGGCAGGATAGTTTTTTGAAGCATTTCATCATATTTATAATAAAGCAGTAGCAAAAGTAAGTTTATGAAGTCCACCTGTATATACTTAATTACTAATATAGATAATGACCCTAGTAAAGGATATATAGGAAAAACAGTAAACTTTAATACTAGAAAATATGACCACCTAAAAAAGTTAGGTAGGAAGATTGAAATAAATATAATAGATGAAGTAGAGTCTGATTGGAAATTTTGGGAAAGTTATTGGATAGAGCAGTTTAAAAACTGGAATATTAATCTAACCAATAAAAACAAAGGAGGGGGTGGACCTGAATTTCGAACACCCGAAAATCTTAAAATTATAGTTCAAAAACTACATAAACCTATTCAACAATTTGATAAAAATCTAAATCTAGTTAAAGAATGGTCTTCTATTAAGGAAGCTAAAGCTAGTATTAGGGGTAATATTGATGGGTGTTTAAGAGGAGGGTATAAAACAGCAGGTGGTTTTTATTGGAGATATAAATCTTCAACCCAACCATATTTTAACACATCTTCTAAAAAAGGAAAAAAAGTATACCAATACGATTTAAACATGAATTTGTTAAATATCTTCAATAGTACCCAAGAAGCTGAAAGATCTTTCAATACCTCTGGAACAGACAATATAGGGGCATGTTGCAGAAATGAACAAAAAACAGCTTATGGTTATGTATGGAAATATAAAAAACAATAACTAAAAAAATAAAATACAATGCCTGAAACCTTACTTTCCCCCGGTGTATTAGCAAGAGAGAACGATCAATCTTTTATACAAGGTCAGCCACTTGAAAGAGGAGCAGCTATAATTGGACCTACAGTAAAAGGACCAGTTGAAATACCAACATTAATAGGTTCATTCAGTGAATTTACTAACATTTTTGGTGGAGCTGTTCAAAGTGGATCTAATGTATATTCTTACCTTACCTCAATTGCAGTTAGTAATTACTTCCAAAATGGTGGTACTTCTTTATTAGTAACTAGAGTAGTATCTGGATCTTCAAATCTTTGGACTTCTGCAACTAACTCACTAATTCCAACTGGATCAGGTGGTCCTACTACTGGTTTGTCTCCTTTTGTACTTGAAACAATTTCTGAAGGTGTTATTATGAACAACACCGGAACTGAAACTAATGGTGCTCTAGTTTCTGGCTCAAGCGATAATGTTAGATGGGAAATTCCAACTGTTAACACTTCCTCTGGAACATTTGCATTATTAATTCGAAGAGGAGATGACAATAACGTACAAAAAACAGTACTAGAATCTTACAATAACTTATCACTAGATCCATATGCTGCTAACTACATTTCCAAAGTAATAGGTGATGTAAGCTTTACATTACAAACAACTGACGGATACTATATTCAACAAACTGGTTCTTATCCTAATGCTTCTAAGTATGTAAGAGTAAAACAAGTAAACTACAATACTCCAAAATATTTTGACAATAACGGTACTGCGAAAAATGAATTTACTGGATCTTTACCAGCTGTAAGTTCTGGTTCATTTGGTGGTGCTATTGGATCTAACATTCCTGTAGGTAAAGCTGCTTCTTTCTATCAAAACATTGGAGCTGATATTCAAGGATTAACAGGATCAGATTATAATAATGCAATTGCTTTAATGGCAAATGTTGATGAATACAAATATAATGTAATATCAGCTCCAGGTTTAACTCAACAGCATCAATCCACTCAAGTAAATAGAATTGTAAACAATACAATCGGAAGAGGTGATGCAATCTCGATCATAGATTTAAGAGAATATGGTTCTCAAATAAATCAAGTAATAAACCAAGCTGCTGCTTTTGATTCTAGCTATGCTGCTGCATACTGGCCTTGGTTACAAACTATTGACCCTAACACAGGTGAAGCAGTTTTTGTTCCTGCTTCTACAATGTTACCAGGTGTATATGCATTTACAGATGCTTCAAGTGACCCATGGTTTGCACCTGCAGGTATCACTAGAGGTGGATTAGGTCAAGTAATTAGAGCTGAAAGAAAATTAACAGCCTCTAACAGAGACGATCTATATGAAGCAAATGTTAACCCAATTGCTACATTCCCTGGAACTGGAGTAACAGTATTTGGCCAGAAAACACTTCAGAAACGTGCTTCTGCTCTTGATAGAATCAACGTAAGAAGATTGTTAATTGCTCTTAAGAGCTTTATAGGTCAAGTAGCAGAAGGATTAGTATTTGAACAAAATACAGCCGCTACTAGAAATAACTTCTTAAGCCAAGTAAATCCATACTTAGAATCAGTACAACAAAGACAAGGTTTGTACGCATTTAAAGTAGTAATGGATGAAACAAACAATACACCAGATGTGGTAGATAGAAATGAGTTAGTAGGTCAAATATTCTTACAACCAACTCGTACAGCTGAATTTAT